CGTCTGTTTGGTACCAACCACGTTGAGTAACTATTTACTTGACACCATCGTATATGTTAATCACGACAGAGAAGACCACCGAACATAGTGGGTTTTCAGTAGATATTGAGGGGTCCTACAATAGGGACCCTAAGAACTCCTGGAATCCGCCAATAGCGGATAAGATCGGAACGAGCTATACTCAACCGCCTGTAAGGCGACTGTATAGCAAACTTCGGTCAGATCCCGTGTGGTCTGCGGGGAAATGGAAGGACTGTCAGCACTATTCTTGTGTTTTCAGTCCCGATAGATCCCCAAAGACGGTCGGCTGGCCATGTGTGCTCAAAAGTGCGACTGATATCGGGCATTACCCGGGATCAGTTGCTCCTTACGAGCTCGCATACAGCGGACTTGCCTTCTCTACGTACGGGCCACTGGGGAACCATTTAACGGGTCTCCCAGTCCTATTACAGGACGACGTGGATGGGGACGGCTTTGTGCCGAAACCTCCCGCACTCGATGCCTACATCACTGCCTCTTTAAGGGCGATGATGCCAGGTATTAAGGGTGAGTTATCGTTAGTCAATTCGCTTATTGAGCTTAAAGACTTCCGATCGCTACCTCGTACACTACTCAGACTTAAAGACTTCGCCCTTCGTCTAGGAAGCTCCATTACGAAGCGTCCAAAACTTAAGGCGGCGGCTAAGGCGGTCAGATCGAGATATTCATCTGATCACCCTACTATGTCTGAGTCGCTCGGAGTGGCTTCAGATGCATACCTGCAAACGCAGTTTAACATCTTGCCATTACTGTCTGATATCGCGGGATTTACTTCCGCTATCAAGCGCACCAGGGCTCGTGTAAACGACCTATTGGTGCGACAGGGGAAACGTCAGGTCAAGCACTTTAAACTGCTTGTCCCGATGAATCAGGCTACTGAAGTGTCTGGAGAAGCACTATACCAGCTGCATGGCGGTCAGTTCGACGGTTACGTAGGAAATACGTCCGTACAAACTGGCGCTTATGCATCGCCGGCGTGCTCCTTCAAATGCGTCCGGGAGATGATTCCGGATCAGTATGCTGAATTCCATGCTCAAGTCGAGTACAACTTTTGGTTTACTCGATTCCAAACTGAGAATGCTCAGTGGTTGGGTCTCCTTGATGCTCTGGGGGTTAATCTTAACCCATCCATCATCTGGAACGCGATTCCGTGGACATTCGTCGTAGACTGGGTCGTCGACATTAGTCGATGGCTTGATCAACGAAAGATGTTGAACCTGGAACCTGCGGTGAACATATCGAGGTACATGTGGTCTTGGAAGTATTCGCGTACAACACGGCTTCGCATCACTGCGAACACCGAGTTGAATCCGACCTTCCTTGGTTATGTGTACCTGCCGGACTTGAAGGAGACGATTTATCGTCGAGAACTTCATTTACCGACTCAAAGCTCGTTTCTAACGAGCTCCGGACTTAGCTCGAGAGAGTTAAGTCTTGGTGTAGCCCTAGCAATTCCGTTGGGGAAACGCCATAAGCTCCGCAAGTAGTTAACTTGCACTGGGGTGAAACCCAGTCCTGTATATACAGGAAAACGAGGGCGAGAGCTCTCGACCAATAATAAGCATGATAAGCACGCTCGTTACCAATGAGATTAAGAATGCCGCCGGAACTGAAGTCGAGTTTACTCGGCTAAGTTCTGGTGACCGCAAAGCAGAGTTCGCTAAGATTAGCGAAACCCCTGCGCTGCCCAATCGTCTCCTCATCGCGCATACAGAGTCGGGGTCTGGTTTATCCAAACGCCGTCGCTCTGTTGTACGATTTGATCGGACGACAGCAGGAGAAGTGGACACGACACTAAACGTGAAGAGTTCCTTCTACATTGTAGGCGACATTCCAGTTGGGAATCTCGCCGCGATGACCGCTCCTAAGGACTGTTTAGCACAGCTTATATCGTTTGTCGCCTCTTTAGGCGCATCGACGACTATTCTGTACGACTGTACGGGGACCGGTGCGGACGCGTTGATTAACGGTGGAATTTAACACCGAAATCATCGCTGCGTCCTGATGTTGTTAAGGGATTACGCCTAGAATGACGTACCCATGACGACTGAGAGCGCGACTGCATTTAGCCCGGAATCCAGCACGTAACACGGCTGGTCAACCTGCTTATGCACCGCTGCTCTAAGGGCTCTATGTTGACGTAGGAGTGCGACATGTGCATCTGTCAAGTTAGTTAACTTGCTCCGAAGAGCAAGAACTTCTTGTCGGAGACGTGCGCCTTCTGCGGCAACGGGCCCATTGGTTGTGGATTTGTTCATATAATAGATCTACTTCCTTTTCTCATTATTAGTCATAGCGTGTGATGCATGCTCTAGGAGGAATACCTTATGGTTTCCAAGAAGAGCCTAGATGAATATAAAGTCATCGAACATCTACTCTATGACGCTCACGTGTCTTGGAGTAGCTACTTCAACGCTCGGGCGTTTCGTTTAACTACGAGTGTAGTCGAACGTCGCGTCCGTTTGGAAGGACTTGGTTTTCTTACGAAAACCTTACCTCGATTGGGCAAGCTCCTTGATAAGGCGCTTGCAGGAGAAGCTAAACTAACGAGAGCCAATCATGGTTTCACAACCATGAAAGACTCCGAACTGCCGAGATTTCTCGGTGAGTTCTTTAGTCGCATTTTCCAACCGAATGGGGATATCCTTCCTAACCCTGACACAAACTGCGTCAGCGTATTACGTCGGATCTTATACCCTTTTTACAAGTATGAGACGCCGTATACAGAAGCACAGACACAACAGGTCGTCGACAGTTTCATTGAAACCGAGAACGATCTTATTCATATCGATGCTGCCGTCGCTAATTGGACTCGCAGTTTTGATGAATTCGCACGAAGCAGAAGCCGGCCGATTGGCGTTGAGGATCATAAAGACCCTCTATACCATACTCTGCCAGTAAATCAGCTTCGCGTTATTCGCGACGCTAGGAGACTTCTTTTCGAGGTCTTCAAGCGCTTCGATCCTACGGACATTATTCCTCGGCATGGTCCCGGCGTCGTTGCAACAAAGCAGCGGCTCGGAGCCAAGTACCTTTGGACGAATGTTTCGCATCGAATCACTTCTGTGTATCCTTTGGATGCGTATTTCTGCGCATCGCTGGGGCACGTCTGTGATATTGCCGGTAAGGGATTTACCCTTACAGACTACGATCTTCCAGCACAAGTTCTACTTGTACCGAAAGATTCGCGCGGCCCTCGTCTCATCTCTTGCGAACCCGTTGATTTTCAATGGATTCAGCAGGGGTTGAGGTCGGCCATTTACGAGTTAGTGGAGACACACGCCTTAACACGGCATAATGTCTTCTTTACTAATCAAACACCCAATCAATGTGGGGCCCTATTAGGGTCCCTCACTGGTCGGTATGCGACCCTTGACCTCAAAGAGGCCTCGGATCGCGTTTCGGTTAGTCTAGTCCACTTGTTGTTTCCAAGCCACCTTCACAGGTTCTTGGACGCAGCGAGGAGTGCATCTACAGTGTTGCCAAACGGCACGCAACTAACACTCAGAAAGTTCGCCCCAATGGGATCAGCATTATGCTTTCCCATTATGGCGTTGACTATCTGGGCGTTGCTAACCGCAAGCGCACCTGACGGGGATACTCGTGAGAGTATCCTTGTGTATGGTGATGACGTCATAGTACCAACGGCTTTTGCCGAGAGCGCTATGAACATCCTCGAAGTGTTTGGTTTACGAATAAACCGCACCAAGAGTTGTACCCAAGGATCCTTTAGGGAATCCTGCGGCGTAGACGCCTTCAAAGGCGTCAACGTTACTCCGGTCCGTTTCAGGACCGTTTGGGACGACACACCCCGTCCTGACGTTTACACGAGCTGGATCGCTTATGCGAACCATCTCTTTGATAAACGATGTTTCAGCACATACAATTATATTGTAAGCAAGTTGGAAGCCATATATGGCCCCATCCCTGGCGAGGATATCTCACAAAAGAGATACCCGAGCTTGCGCTGTTCATCTGCTCGTAGTGCGGACTTCAAACGCCGATCAAATGTTGGGCTTCAAAAGCTTCAACATAAGGTCAGAGTAGAAGTCCCCTCATCAGTGATTCAAGTTCTCCCTGGCTGGAATATGCTTCTCCGCTTCTTTGTGGAGTCGCGTAAACCGGCTAAAGATACTAATGAGTACCGAAGAGCTATTTGGGATGCTGAATCCTCGATAGCTTTTGCAGTCAGTTCGTACACGAAGCGCAACGCGAGCATTCTCGCGTGGCGTTGGCGGTGACTTTAGGCTGAAAAG